GTCGCTCCCCCGCTCAAAGTCGGTTTGCTGTCGTCCGCTCTGTCGCTTAGTTGTATAACGTCATAATTATATCATAAGTGTTATACAACGCAAGTCTATTGTATATACAACTTATAACGTAAAGTAGCACGCTTGTTCTATGGTTTTTGGGGTAGGTTTGGGCGGCGGCGCTTCGAGAAAAGGGGGTGGGGATTTGATCGACACGTTTCCCACATGCTACAATTCCGCTCTGATTTGTAGTGTGCTGATCTGCCGCTTTGTGGTACTCAATGAGGTTTTGATTAAGTCAGTGAAGTAGCCTAGCCGCCCTGTTTGTGGTACAGGCAACAAAAAACCGCCCGACGTGGGCGGTGCTTTGCCAGTGCTTTTGGGTCGAGGGGTTAGGGCTTTTGGGCGAAGTAATAAGCTAGATACATCCGCATCACCCGCTTGGAAAGGGTGATCGCCGCGTATCTGAATTTATCCTCTCCCATTTTCCAGTCGTTATGTTTGGGGGCTTCCTTCATGACTTTGACCTGGCTTGTATTTGAGACCAACACCCAGCCGGCATGAGCAGGGGGTTGGATGGAGAAGTTATAGGTCACATACCAAAAATAAGCAGGGCTGTCCTGCGTGGCGGTGAGCATGATCTTATGCTTGGGTTTGATCTTGTCATCCGCAAAGTCGTAGCTATCCAGTTTTATTTCCCATTCATGGAGTAGGTTATTACGTGTGAAGGATACCAAGTCAGCTTCATAGGGCAGGAGTCTTTGGACGTTGGGGATTACAAGCTGGTGGCGCAACTTCTCCATAATGAATGGCATCATCAGGGCTTGAATATGTGCCTCGGTCACTTTGGGGTCATGCTTCATGCGGCTTTTCCTCGTCGGTCGCTGGCGTGGGAGCGGGCGTTTCCTGTTTCATCGCCAGCATCGAGTCGTACATGTTTGCGCTGTTGACCAACTTCTGTATAAAGACGGCCATGCTCGGACCAACAGGGAATGCAATGCCCTTCTTGCTTTCCGTGTCCATGATCTGCACGTGATGAAGGATGTCAAACTTGAGGGTGTACATGGTTACCTCAATTCTTTATCAGGGTCATACTTCATCACGAATGGGAGCAGGACGTGATCGACGCCCCGATGTCTGCGGAGTTGCGGGACAGGAGTCTTAAGTTCAACACCCAATACCTTTGCCACCTTCATCCCGTCGAGATACTTGTCACCAAGCGGGCGCGGGATTTTCAACAGGCGCAGGAATTCCTCTTTTTGTTCACGGTTCTGGAAACAAATGGCAATCCAGAATTCGGAGTCCAGCGTATCATCCAACTGCATTTTCATACGCTTATCGAGCGCCTTGATGGACTTGAAGTGATCGGATAGCCCAGCAAGTTCATCGGCGGCTGATTTTTCCCTGTCGAATTTCTCCGCTTTCTTTTTGGTCACAACGGGTTTGGAATAGGCGGACAATTCCATATCCGCGTTAATGGCTTTTACTTTTGGTTTAGATTTTGTTGTAGTTTTCATCGGTTGTCTCCGTTCCTTTGTAAAAATCTTCCCTGAATCGCATTCGCAGGATACCCAAGTCAGCCATACCCATGAACCAAGTAAACCTTTCCCAATCCTTCGGATAATGATATTTGATCGCGGGTAGGTATTCCTCTGTGTATCCATTGAAAGACCTTGCCATTGTTGCGTACTCAACAGGCAGTTTTACATTTGCCTCCCTGAGTTCGCGGAGAAGATCGGCGCGGTTGTAATCGTAGACCGGATGGAACACACCACGACTGACCGTTAGCGGCCCGTTGCGTTTGAGCGCAACACGTCTGGTCATACTATCATTCATGGTTACACCATCTGCGACATAGACTTCCTTGCCGAGTCCCAAGTCCTCATGCAACATCCAATGCACATCATCGAAATCGAAGTCGGGCAAGTCTGCCATTTCGACAGGTAGACATTTTTCAGGAGCCTGATAAACCAGCGCATTCAATACTCTATACAAAGACGGGTGAGGTAGCCGGATAATGTGGCACTTAAAAAAGTCCTCGTAGTATTGAAGGCTGTATTCGATGAAGTGCATATTGGGCATTTCATACATGTAAAATGGAATGATCTTATCGAAGTACCTCCGCAAGACCAGCCACGCCAACAGGCTATCCTTGCCGTTCGAGAAAGACAGCAGGGTTACGCCGTTGGATTGTTTGGCAACATATTTATTGAGTTGATCTGAATTAGCAAATACCATTAGTGCCTCCATTTCCGCAAAGTTTGGGGGTCGTTCCTAATTATATCATGCTGGCGTTGCTTAACTATCAAAAGTTGTAAGGTGCTTATTGTAAGGTCGCAGGGCGGGTAATGAGTGTATGATGATGACAGAGATTCAAACCATAAAGAAAGGAGTAAACCATGGTACCGAAACCTAAGACCGGAAAGAAACGAATTGCCGCTTGGACCGCCAAACAGCGTCGGGCGAAAGCCACGTTAGCTGGCTTGAAGAAACGACCAAAGGAAGGCAAAGCCTCTTTCGCCAAACGCACAGCACGCGCCAAGAGCTACGCTTCCTCGACAGGTACACCGAGAGGTTAACTGTCAATTCCTCCTTGAGAATAATGTAAGAAAACAGCCCCGCAATCATGCGGGGCTGTTTTTGGTTGTATAATGCCATTGTTGCGGAAACAATAGCGTGTAGCACCACAGAGAGAACTGCGTAGCAGGATGACAACTAAAGAGTCGAGTGCAAAGCCCAAACGGGAGAGGAAGAAATCCCCCAAGGACATTGCAAATGACGTAAAAATATTGCAAAGACAAACATGGGCAACTGACCTGAAAGTACAGGGGTTGTCCTATCGCCGCATTGCAACCCGAATGAAGGAGCTGGGAGTCGTTCCCAAAACTTATTCAAACGTACAGGCAATGAGGGATGTTAACGCGTTTATGGCGGGCATTGTGTCTGAGCAAAAAGAACTTGTGCTGGACAACTTCTATATTGATATACGCCGCTATGACGAACTATTTGAGAAGGCGTGGGCGCTTGCCCTTCCACATTCTGAGGAAGGGGAAATGCCTTTGCCCCCTGATCCTGTTTACTTTGGGGTGGTGACACACATCCTTGGAGTCCGTGAGCGCCTATTCAATTACAAATCCATCTTTGGCGATAAGGAAAAGGAGCAGCAACCCAACTTTAATGTGAACGTGGATTGGGATACCTTCACAGTGGATGAACTCCTGACCATCCGCAGGAGAATACAAGCCGGAGAGGATACAATTATTGTTATCACCCAAATTACGGAAGCAAGAAAGCTCACGACAGAAAACTCTGCTTGATATATCGCTTGCCATAAAGAGCAAAGAGGGCGGTCTTGGGAGTGAGCAGATCGTCAAGGCGTCGGTGAACTTTGCCGATTACCAATCGGACCCCGTAAGGTTTGGAATTGAAGTTTTGGGGGAACACTATACAGACCCGATCAAAGATGTCATGCACTCGGTTCGGGATAACCCTGTAACCATAGCCATATCAGCCAACGCGACAGGTAAGACCCATAGCGCCGCCCGTATTGCCCTATGGTTCTATTTGTGCTTTCCCGATTCGCAGGTGTACACGACTGCCGCGCCGCCAGAACGCAACCTACGCAAGATATTATGGGGAGAGATTGGTCATCTTACATCCCGCCGCCTGGACTTGTTTCCTGAGTCGTCGGTATCCAGTGGCATGAATATCCAACGATCCCCGCAGTCATTCATTACTGGCATTGCGATTCCATCATCAGGAACGCCAGAACAACGTGAGGCAAAGTTCAGCGGCAAACATGCGCCCAACTTGTTATTCATTGTGGATGAGGGTGATGCAGTGCCCCCGGAAGTATATAAAGGCATTGAGGCTTGTATGTCGGGTGGCAATACCCGCCTGCTTATCATGTTCAATCCGCGTGCGGACGTGGGCACAGTGGCACGCATGGTCAAGCAGAAAGAGGGAAACATACTACACCTGTCAGCCTTCGATCATCCCAACGTCATCACGGGGTTGGATGTTATCCCCGGAGCTGTGTCACGTGAAAAGACAGTCAGGCGTATCAACGAATGGACAAGGCCGCTTGGAATTGGTGAAAAGCCTGACATTGAATGTTTCCAAGTCCCTGAATTCCTTGTGGGCACAGTGGCAAAGTCTTTGGGGAATGCGCCATACGATTCACTGCCCGCCGGCTGGCGTAGAGTCCACAACCCCGCATTCTTTTACATGGTCTTGGGGATTTATCCGCCCAAATCTGACACGCAGCTCATCTCGCGTGTGTGGCTTGATAATGCTGTCACGCGCTGGTTATCTTATGTTGCGAAGTATGGGGAAGTCCCGCCCGTAGGGATCAAGCCAATTGTGGGTATCGACATTGCGGCAATGGGTAAGGATACCAACCAAATGACGCGCAGGTATGGCGGCTGGGTGGCTCATTTGGATGAATGGTCGGGGATCGACCCTGACGCAACCAGCATCAAAGCGCATTCCATGTTGAAGGATTATGGATTACCCATAGGTGAGATTAGCGTCTACACGGATGGGACGGGAGTCGGTTCAGGCGTTGCGCCGCGCATGGTTCGTCTTGGGGTAGGTAAAGCTGAAGGGATCATGGTGGCAAGTGCTCCAACTTATAAAACTGAAATGGGTTCTTTCTTCCAACTGCGTGACCAGCTTATTTGGAGTGTCATGGTTTGGTTGCGTGATGACCCTGGCGCAATGCTTCCGCCCGATGATGACTTGCTCGACGAACTTGCCGCACCAACTTACAACACAACCCGTCATGGTGGACACATCACCACCACGGATAGGGAAACGCTGATCGAATTGTTGGGACATTCCCCCGATAAGATGTCATCCCTTGCCCTCACTTTTGCCCCGCAACGTATGGGAGTCGGTGCATGGCGATAACAAAGTGATATACTGAAAATAAGCCAACTTGCGGATTGTTAGTGGCCCGGAGTGTTTTAATGTCCAAAAAACTGAATAACAATGACAGCGCACGTCTCGCGCTTCCACCCACGCCAACGATGAAGATGACCAAAGCTCAGATCATCACGCTCTATCAAAACGTCACGGGGTTGGTAAGCAGAGCGGCTCTGGCTGGTTCTTTGGGGCAGACCTTTGGCGGAGAAAGAGACCTGTACGAAATATTTGGGTGGAAGAAGCAATTAAATTTTCGAGATTACTTTGACATGTACGACCGAAATGGGATGGCTGGGCGTGTGGTTGATTCGCTTACTGATGAGACCTGGCGCACCCCACCCACGATGATGGATGGACTTATCAAAGGGGATGAAGATAACGAAAAGCAACACACTGAATTCCTAAAGGCATGGAATGTATTCGTAGAGGCTCAGGATTTATGGGCACTGTTCAACGAAATGGATGCCTCCCTTGGATATAGCCGATACGCTATCATGTTGATCGGCGCTCCGGGGAAGTTTGACCAGCCCCTTGATAAAGCAAAGGCAATCAAATACATTCAAGTCTACGATGAAGGTCAGGCTCAAATATCAAGTGTTGATCGTGGCATAAATAGCTTGCGCTATGGGATGCCCGAATTGTATAACGTGACCTTTGAGGATGGCGGGCGCAGTGTGCCCGTCCATTACTCGCGGGTGATCCATTTCAAGGATCGACGTGGGCGAAGCAGAGTCTATGGTGCTCCGCGCTTGAAGAAGCCATTCAACTATTTATCTGATCTTGAAAAGGTTGTGGGCGCATCGAGCGAGGCTTTTTGGTTACTGATTCGCAAAGGTCTCATCATGTCCGCGCAGGAAGGGCAGAACTTCCCGCAAGAGGGGAGCGCCGAATTCACGGCAATGCAGGATGAAATATCAGAATGGGAACATCAACTCAGGCGCGTCATGCGCGTCAAGGGTGTGGACGTGACCGATCTTGGTGCTCAGGTTGTGGATGGCAAGGCACAACATGACCTGCTTATCACTGACATTTCAGGAACGGTTGGAATTCCAAACCGTGTATTGGTTGGGTCCGAGCGCGGTGAGCTGGCTTCCTCATCCGATGACGCAAATTGGGCGGCAGTGGTTGAGAGTCGTCAAAAGAACACCTGCACTAAATGGGTCAAGGATACGGCAAAGCGACTTATTGAGCTGGGTGCAATCCCCGCGCCAACAGGCAAGATGGGAGTCGAGTGGGCTGAGTTATTCCAATCCACTGCACTTGAGAAGATGCAGACTGTGAACGAGGAAGTGACTGCGATCAATGGCATTACCAACAACGTGCCCGATGGCTACGTTGACATTGAGGACTTCCTGAAAAAGCGTATCCCTGACATCAAAATTTCAAGGAATGAAAACCCACCATCACAGGAAAACGTGACCCCGCCCGAAGCTGCCGGCGGCGGCATGATCGGCGGCGGCAGTGCATCAAGCGGTGGAGGATTATTCTCTGAGCAGTTGACCACTCAGATCGGAGGGCAGTAATGCAGTGCGACCATTGTCATACTGAATGGAGTCCAAACGAGCGAGATCCAAAATCGTGCGCTCATTGTGGTGCATCCAAGCCTCAGAAGGAATACGAAAAATCAGATCCGTTTTTCCATGCTGGTTATATCGTTTGGTGCCTTAAGGCTCATGGCGGAGCATGGTTTGAGTTTGTCTTTTACAAGGGCACAACCTACATTGGGAATGTGCGTTGGGATTTCAGACGCATGGCACAATACCCGCTTGAGATTGACATCATGCCCCTTGTGTTGAAGGAGCTGGAATACAACCTGGGCATTAGTGAAACGCCTGTGGTTGAATTCAATTACGACCGGATACATTTCACCTATGATGCGCGAAGGCTTCTCGCGCTTGATCGAAAGGGGATTGCCGAAGAAATAAACAGGCAATTGCTGAAAGCCTATGGGAGTCTGTAATGCAAA